AGAAGAACGAACTGGTGTTAGCAAGAACTCAATGGGTCTATCTGATGGTGCGTTAAAGTCGCACCAAACTGCTACAGGTGTTGGTCAAGTAATGACCGCAGCACAGCAAAAAATAGAATTAATAGCCAGAATATTTGCGGAAACAGGAATGAAGGACCTAGCAAACTCTGTCTATATGTTAGTACAAAAGTATGAAAAGCCTGAGAAATTAGTTAGGCTAAACAACAAATGGACTACATTATATCCACATGAGTGGAAAGAAAAAGCAGATTGTGTGGCACAGGTTGGATTAGGATTTGGCAATAAAGATATGAACCTTATGCATTTAGGTAGGTTGTCACAAACTATACAAATGATTGCTGGACACCCAGCAGCAGGTATGTTATTAAAGCCTAAACATGTATACAACCTAGTAGCTGAGCAAATAAAAGCAATGGGTATGAAGAATGTAGATGACTTTATACAAGACCCCGGTGATGCAGATGTACCGCAGCAACAAGGGCCTTCTCCAGAAGAACAAGCTAAACAAGCAGAAGCACAACTTAAACAACAAGAACTACAAGTTAAGATGCAAAAGATTCAGCAAGAATCTGAATTAAGACAGCAAGAAATGCAAATTGATGCTCAAATAGCACAGCAAAACTTAGAGCTAAAAGCACAAGAAGCAAAAGTAGAAATGCAAATTAAAGCACAGGAGTTAGAAATTAAGAAAGCAGAACTTGCACTTAAACAACAAGAACTTGTACTAGAGAGAGAACAGGAACGAGCAGTTAAAATAGGGAACTGATTATGGAAAAGGGAGAAGAGATAGCAAGGGCAGACCAAGCTAAACAGATTTTAGAACATCCTCTATATGTAGAGGCTCTAACCACAGTAAGAGAAGCATTAATACAGCATCTCTTAGATACCAGAGTTGCCGAGGAAGTGGAAAGAGATAGATTGTATATAACAATCAAAGCATTAGACTTAGTGCATCAGCACATACAGTCGGTGCTTGAGACAGGCAAACTTGCTGAAAGGGAGCAAGAAGACTTTATTAATTAAGTGAGAGGAGTAACCAATGGATTCTCAAGAGAACACCCAAGAAGTTGTAAATAGTAATAGAGCTGATGCAGGTACAACTGCTGAAGCAAGTAATAAAATCCTTAGTATGTGGGACTCACAAGAGCAAACCGCAAGCGAGGTAACCGATACCCCTGTTGACGAGGAAGTGGTGGAGGAAACAGAGGAAGCTGAAGAGGTAGAAGAAGAAGCCCCGGAATCGGAAGAGGAAGGACAAGCTGAAGAAGAAACCGAAGAAGAGGTATCCGAAGAAGAAGAGTATGATGTAGTAGCGGAAGAAGATTTGAAGTACACTATTAAAGTGGATGGAGAAGAATTAGAAGTTGGTATTGATGAACTTAAGAACGGCTATCAAAGGCAAGCTGACTATACTCGTAAGTCTCAAGCATTAGCAGAGCAGCGTAAGGAGACAGAAGCAATTCAGTCCGAGCGTCAAAGGCTAGAGCAAGAGAGGCAAATGTACGCTAATGGCTTACAGATGTTGCAAGAGCAACAAAATAGCAAACTTCAAGAGTTTGAAAGTACTAATTGGGAAGAGCTGAAAAGTGAAGACCCATACCAGTACATGCTAAAGAAAGATGAGTACAGAGACGCACAGGAAAAAGTACACAATGTACAACAACAGCAAGTTCTTATACAACAAGAGCGTGCTGAAGAAGCAAATAAAGCTAGAACACATTTTGTTCAACAAGAATACAATAGACTAGTTGAGGCTTTACCTGAGTGGAGCGATGAAAAATCTACTGTTAAAAAAGATGTACAAGAGTACGCTAAATCAGTAGGCTTTTTGCCAGAAGAGATTAACCAGTTGGCTGACCACCGCAGCGTTCTAATAATTAAGAAAGCTGTGGAATATGACAAGTTAACAACCAAGGTTGCTCCAAAGAAAAAAGCAGTAAAGACAGTTCCAAAAGTACAAAAATCTGGAAGAGGTAACTCTAAAGAAGATGTAGCTACTGAAGCTATTAAGAAAAAGCGTACAAGGTTACAGAAGTCAGGCAAACAACAAGATGCTGCTTCTGTTTTTTATGATATGCTTTAAGGAGATAGGATAATGCCTACGCAATTTAAGACATACGATGCAACTGCAATCCGTGAGGATTTGTCAGATGTCATCTATGATATTTCACCAACGGATACTCCGTTCCTATCCAGTATTACTGGTAAAGGTTCAGTATCTAACACTCTATTTGAGTGGCAAACAGAAGCACTCGCTGCTGCTGTAATTAATAACTACCATGTTGAAGGAGCTGCTGCTGGTACAGCTGCAACTACTGCGACTGTTCGTGCAACTAACCAAACACAAATTTCTAAGAAAGTTGTTGAGGTTACTGGTACACACGAAACAGTTAACAACGCTGGTAAGAAGTCAGAAATGGCTCACCAACTAGCAAAGGCTTCTAAAGAGCTTAAGCGTGATATGGAAGGTTCACTACTAGCTGACAACGCTGCTGCTGCGGGTAACGCAACAACTGCTCGTGAGACTCGTGGTGCTGCTAACTGGATTACAACTAATGTTGTAGATGCTGGTACTACTAGTACACACGCTGCTATGACTGAAGCTGATGTTCTTTCGGCTGCTGAAAAAGTATGGACACAAGGCGGTGAAGCGTCTACTATCCTACTTGGTGCAACTAACAAGAAGTTAATCACAGCTATGAATGGTCGTGCTGATGCAATTCGCTCAGTAGCAGATAACAATATGACTATCCAAAACTCAGTTGATGTATATGTATCAGACTTTGGTACTTACAACATCATCATGGATAGATTCTGTGACCAAGATGTTGTATACTTCCTAGACCACGATATGTGGTCAGTTGATTACCTTCGTGATTTCCAAACTGTGGACATCGCTAAAGAAGGTGACTCAGAGAAGAAGATGCTTCTAGTTGAGTACGGTCTAAGATGTGGCAACGAAGCTGCCAACGCTAAGATTAGATACACTACAGGTTAATATAACCGACTACCACCCTAGGCAACTGGGGTGGTTTACATTATGGCAATTGATACAAAAATAATAGCAAATTTAGATGGAAGCCTTACAGTAGCTAGTCAGCAAAATGACAAGGTAGTTAAGAAACTAGCCGAGCTAAACACAAAAGATAAGTTCCATAACAGAAATACACAATACAAAGGTGATTCAGTAATGTCTCACAAAGTAGCAAGCATACCACTTATTGTGGTAGAACAAATGATGCGAGAAGGCATATGGGGAAACCAAGAAAGAATGAAGGTTTGGATGAACGACCCAGCTAACGCTATGTGGAGAACTACTAAAGGAAAAGTATAATGGCATTAAGTACATTTACAGAATTAAAAGATGCAATAGCAGACTGGTTAGATAGGTCAGACTTGACCGCAAGGATACCAGACTTTATTGCACTAGCAGAAGCTAGGATTAATAGGGAGCTACGCATACGCCCTATGGAAGTAAGAAGCATAATGTACACAACATCTGGACAGAAGTATTTTAATTTGCCGG